GTGCCTCCGCTTTCCACGGGTGCTTGCCGCCTGCGTCTGCTTTGTTGCGGCGCAGAATGGTACCCTCGATGGTCGGCGTAGAAAAGGTAATGCTGTCGCCCTTGGTGGCAAGGTTCGTCGCCGGAATACCGAATTTCACACGGTACAGCCAGTAATACTTGTACTTGCCGTTGGATTTCTTGGCGCGGAAGCCCACCGCCACAGGGTCGCCGCCGTCCTCGGATGCGGAAATCAGCACCTTGTTTTTGTCGATGGTCGCGCCGGTGAGGTCGGATGCTGCCGCAGAGCCGATATCATCAATGCCGAGGGAGAGCGTGCCGGATTTGAATTCCTTTACGATCTCCGAAGCACCGTCGTCGGCGTATAGAGTTGCCTCTGCCAGTTCCACCGAAAGGTCAGCGGAGATGGCTTTGGCAAGCTGGGACGGCGTACCGTAGGTTTCCTCACCGGCGTCGTTCTCGGTGATTTTTGCGTAATACAGTCTGTCAAGACCGATAGTCGCCATAACTTATTCCTCCAGTTCGTAGATTTGCGCCACGTCAATGGCGTAGTGATGATAGCCGGTTTCGGTTTCATATCCGATGTACCGGCGGTCGGTAATATAAAAGTCCGCACCAAGCAAGGCGCGGACAAGTGCATTTTTCAGCTTGGTATAGCTGCCCTTTGTGAAAAGGGACAGCCGTGCCTCCTGTGTCTCACAGCCGGGAGCGTTGTCGGCGTGGAGCTCAAAGCTGTCCGACAGCGGCGTGATGACCAGATAGGTGTCCGGTGCTTTGCCGGAAAACACACCCGTTTCCACGGACACGCCGCAGCTTTCGGCGAGGTTTTGCAAATCGGATAACAGGCTCACAGCTTTTCCACCTCCTCATCCAGTGCCTTGGTCATGGCATCGATGCATTCCTGCCGGGATGCGGTTTTCGCAGGTTTCAGAAACGGCTTTGCGGGCTGCCCGTGCTTGCCGTATTCGAGAATGTTGGCAAGTTTGGCATTGCTGCCGCCGTCCGAGCGAGGCTCAGCGAAGCCGACCTTGATGTCGTGGTTGCCGTCCCGGTTCAGCTTGGAGGGAGAAAGGCCGAGTGCGCCTTCCAGTTCGCCCGTGGTGCGGGATTTGAACTTTGTCACTCTGCCGATAACGGAGGAGAGATTGCTCTTGACTTTTTTCAGCACCACCTCGCCACCGGCCTGCAGGACGGTATCCGCCACACTGTCAAAGTTGCTGCCGAGCTTGGATATCTTCAGAAGGAAATCCTCCGGCATTTTCATTTCAGCTTTTGCCAACGGTCGGCACCTCCTTTTTTGCCAGCACCTCAATGTACATTCCACGCCCCTTTACATCCTCCACGGACACAATGTCGTAGCGGCAGTCATCGCAGATGAGGAAATGGTCGGTAGTGACCGTCAGCCCAGGAATACACCGAAAGCGGAACAGGTCGGTCGCTTCGCTGAATGCAGCGAGGTTCGCCCAACGCTGACTGCCGTGCCGGCCTTCCCGGTACACACGGACGGAAGCGAGGACTTCATCCTCGGAATAGGTGAAACCCTCGCTGTCTTTGACTTGGCGGGTTTCCACAATGTCGGCAAAGCCGTTCATCTTTCCGAAACTCATACCTGCCACCGCCTATCCAAGCGGAGCAGCAGATTGACCGTGTTCCACACCTGCTGTGCCGCTCCGGTGTTATCCGCAAAAAAGCCGCCCGTGCTGCCGTCCCGGCTTTCGTAGAAGTGGGACGACAGCATGATGACGGCTTGCTCTGTGGTGGCTGGCATAGGGTTCTCTTTGTAGTACCCTTCTGGGATGTGCTGGTAGCTTTCGGCGTAAGAAACAGCGGCGGTGATGTAGCTTTTCAGCAGGGCATCATCCGCTGTATGTTCCAGGATAAGGTTGGCTTTTACTTTGGAAAGAAGCTCGTCCATCACCGCCGCCTCCTTCCTTATTCGGTTTTCAGCTTGAGGATCTGAACGGCTTCGGGGAGAATAAGTTTGCCGTCCACACGTTCCTTAGCCACGAAACCGATCATACCGTTGCCCGCGAACAGCTCGTTGAGCTGCTTGAAGGAACGGGTGCCGCGGTCGCCGATGTTGTAATAGCTGTAATCGCCGAAAGCGATAGCATTCTCCGGAGCATACGCAGAGGTATGAACCGTGTAGCCGAGAATGCGGTCCGGTTCGCCTGCCTGATAGGAAGGCTGCCAGATATACGCACCGTTGTTGTCCTTCAGCTTGCGGATCTGCGCAATAGTCTTGTCGTTCATGATGAAGGAAGCGGACTTGCGGTAGGGACGCTTCAGTGCATGGATGAGAGTGATGAGGTCATCGCTCTTGAGTGCGGCAGTCAGCGTTTCTGCCACATGACCACCGCCGGTTTCCGCAAACAGGCCAAGCGGCTGACCGACACCGGTGCCGTTGAGGAATGCGTCCTCCTCGGCATTGGCGAGTGCCTTGCCGAACTCGGTGAGAATGTAATCCTCCAGCTTGAACGCATTGTCGTAGAGCAGTTCCTCGGTCACCTTGATAGCGACATGGAGCTTGTGCGCGTCCAGAAGGATCTGTGCAAAGGTTGCGTCACCGAAAGAGAGTGCGCCGCCTTCCTCAATCCACGCAGCGGCAGGCGCAGTCGCTGCAATGTTGATTTTATGCTCACCGGATGTGGTGATGGTGTGACCGAGCTTTCGCATGATGTTTTCCTCGGAAAGCGTCTGAATAAGGCGGGAATCATACTCCTCGGGTACGAGGTAGCCGCCGTCAGCGTCAACACCCTCTCGAAGGACATCGCTCACCTGGTGGAAGTTGCTGCGAAGGGCGGTAAGCATTCCGGTGCGGTAGGCGTCGGAAGCACGACCGGTCTTGGGCTTCTCGTTAGCGGTGGACTTGCCGTTCATGGGCTTCTCGGTGATGGGAGAGGAAGTGGGCCTGTTCAGCTGCGCTTCCATTGCGGACATGGCTTCCATGCGCTCAATCTCGGCACCGTAGTCCTGCACCTTCTTTTCCATCTGAGCATAGGTCTTGGCATCCTCTTCGGAAAGAAGGCCGTCCTTGTCGCGCTTGGTCTCCACAAATGCCTTTGCAGCGTTCCAAGCCTGGTTGCGCTTTTCGCGCAGTTCATTGATCGTCATATAAATTACCTCCAGTTTTTAATGAGATTGAGCCGCTCCATAAGGTCATCGGCTCTGTGTTTTGTTTCGGCTTTGGGTTGAATGGCGCACTTTGCGGCAATCTTATCCATCAGAGAATTGACCACATTTGCCTTGGAATACAGCATGGAAACGGTGGGTGCAGCAGTATTCTCGGTTTCCGTGCTTCTCTGCATAATTTCATCCGCAAAGCCAAGTTCCACAGCCTTGTTTGCGTCCATCCAGGTTTCCGCATCCATGAGGTGGCTGAGCTTCGCACGGGACAGACCGGTCTTGATCTCGTAGGCGTTGATAATGGAATCCTTCACGCTGCCGAGCATCTCAATAGCTCTCTGCATCTCATCCGAATTACCAAATGCCGCCGTCATGGGGTTGTGGATCATGAGCATGGACACCGGAGACACCAGCACTTTCGTGCCTGCCATAGCAATGACGGACGCTGCGGATGCCGCAATGCCGTCGATCTTGACCGTCACATCACCCTTGTAGTCCATGAGCATATTGTAGATTTGAGCCGCCGCCACGCAGTCACCACCGGGGCTGTTGATCCAGACAGTGATGTCACCGGAGCCCGCCATCAATTCGTCCTTGAAAAGCTGCGGCGTGATGTCGTCGTCAAACCAGCTTTCCTCGGCGATGGTGCCGTTCAGGAACAGCGTTCTCTCCACTGTTTCCGTCTGATTCTCCTGATTCGTCACCGTCCTGTTCTTCCACTTCCAGAACTTCTTCATCGGGGTTTTCCTCCTTTCCGTCATCGTTCGGTTGTGTATCTGCAAAAGCTCCGGCGTTTCCAAGCGGGAGCATATTGCCGTTGATAAGATCGCCGCCATCCTCGGCTGGGATGCGGTCCATATTCTCCAGTTCCCGGATGTCGTTGGCACTCATCCAGCCGTTCTGCCTTGCCGTAGCATAGCCGTTCATGCGGCTGGCATAGTCGCCGCGAAGCAGACCCTCCACATTGAACTTGGTAAAATACTGTTTCTTTTCCTCTGCGGAAAAGAGCGTCCGCTGGATGGACTGCTCCCAGCGCACCAGCCAGGGCTCCAGCGTGTATTTCACGAATTCCAGCGATTGCTGCTCAATATTGGAGAAGCTGGACTTTTCAAGATCGCCCACCATATGGGGCGGTACTCGGAAAATACGGGCGATCTCATTGATCTGAAATTTTCTTGTTTCCAAAAACTGCGCCTGTTCCGGCGAGATGCCGATGGGCGTGTATTTCATGCCCTCCTCCAAAACGGCGATCTTATTGGCGTTGCCGCTGCCGCCGAAGGTGGACTGCCAGCTTTCCCGGACACGGCCTGGGTCTTTAATAGTTCCCGGATGCTCCAGCACGCCGCCGGGAGCAGCACCATTGGCGAAGAACTTCGCCCCGTACTCCTCACAGGCAATCGCCATGCCGATGGCGTTCTTCGCCATAGCGATGGGGGAATAGCCCACCAGCCCGTCAAAGCCAAGCCCTGGGATGTGCAGCACATCGGAGGGATGCAGCCGGACAAGACTGCCTTTGACCGTAGGTGCGTCATCCATGCTGACGGTGTATTCGTAATAAAGCTGTCCCTTGCTGTCACGATTCACCGTCATCCGGTCCGGCATCAGCGGATAGAGGGCAATCACTTCACCTTTTCCGTTGCGGATAATCTGTGCGTAAGCATTGCCCCACAGCAAAAGATGGGTCATGAGCGTCTCCCGGAACACGAAGGAACTCATCTCCGGGTTTGGTTCGTCATGCAAGAGCAGATACAACGGATGGTTAATGGCTTTCTCCTTGCCTCCGTTCTCCTTATAGTGGTAAAGGTGCAGAGGAAGACCTGCCACTGCTTCCGCCAGGATGCGGACGCAGGAATACACCGCCGTCATCTGCATGGCAGACCGTTCATTCACTCTCTTGCCCGCAGTGCTTCCTCCGAAGAAAAAGCTGTAAGCGCTGCCCGTAGTGCGGTTCTGGGGCTTATCCCTGGAACGGAAAAGCCCGGAAAAGATACCCATATCAAATCACCATCCTTTCAGATAAACAAAAGGCCCCGGCTGTCATAAACCGAAGCGCCTGTATCGTTGCCACAGCGGATCGCACGGTCAAGCCCCATGATGGTGGCGATTGCCCCGTCAATCTTCTCTGTGGATTTTTCCTTGTCCGCTTTGATATTGCCGGCCGGGTCGGTACGGATGAAGATGTTGTCCATCATCCAGCGGAGAACGGGATGTCCGCCGTGGGCAATTTTCTGCTCCAGCACCAGTTTCATCAGTTCCTTGGTGGGTGGGGACATATCTTTGAAGCCCTGTCCGAAAGGAACGACCGTGAAGCCCATGCCCTCAAGGTTCTGCACCATCTGCACAGCACCCCAGCGGTCGAAAGCAATTTCCCGAATATTGAACCGCTCACCCAGGCTTTCGATGAATTTCTCGATGTAGCCATAGTGAACGACATTGCCCTCGGTGGTCTGTAAAAAGCCTTGCCGCTCCCATACATCGTATGGCACATGGTCACGCCGGACTCGGAGTTCCAGGTTGTCCTCCGGTATCCAGAAGTACGGCAGGATGATGTACTTGTCGTCCTCGTCTTCCGGTGGAAACACCAGAACGAATGCTGTAATATCCGTTGTGGAGGACAAGTCCAGACCGCCGTAGCAGACGCGACCTTCCAGGTCATCCTCGCAGACAGCGAACTCACATTTGTCCCACTTGTCCATCGGCATCCAGCGGACA